TGCGAGGCGATACTACCGTTAACGAATTCTATGAGTTTCTTGGTATAGACGAGATCGATTGTGGTGATGAAATCGGATGGTCTATAGAAGAACTTATGGATGGCGGCATCATGTGGCTCGACTTCGACAATAGTCAAGCTGTAATGGACGACGGTATGGTTTGTTGCGTTATATCTGCTCTTTGGGACCCCCTTACCTTTGGAACTGAGCGATGATTACGCGAAAATTACAACCGCTATTATGAAAGGAGGTAATGGCTTTATGAACAGTAACCTAATTAAAACCCTCGGTATTGCAGCAACTGCGATCGGAATGGGTGCGACACTTATAACCGATTGGGTCAGCGACAAGAAGATGGATAAAAAGATTGAGGAAAAAGTAATTGAAGCACTTACCAAAATGAATGAAAAGGAGTCCTAACAAGGGCTCTTTTTCTTTGTTAGAAAGGAGGGAGGCGGTCAGAATCCGTAATCAGGAAATGTGCGATATGGCAATAGCCATCATTAGCGAATACGTGGAGGAACGTTTATGCGTTACCGATTATCTCGGGGAAGTCAAATGGCAAGATTCAAAAGATTACTTTGAGGACCTGAGCTACGCAAGATGGGCAGCTTACGAGATCATAGACCGTCTGAACAACGAGGCCGAACGTCTCCCCTCCCACATCACAGGCTCGTGGCGAGAACCCATACCCCCCGTTGATGTCATCACAGGGTTTATTGATGATATGGAGGGTTACGTATACGACGGTTGTAGTGAACAACATGAGCGTATATTTTCCATCGCAAAGGACGTTGCTGATGTTATCATTCTGTTGTTTTTATAAACACTATTAATTTTTAATTTTGAAAGGAGAAAAAATCATGAAGGTATTAAGAAAACAGGAATTAGAAACAAGTAGTATTCAGGCAGGTGACCAGATTATTATTCAGTTGACGGGATTTGGCAAATTTACTGCAACGGCACAGAAAATTACGGATAAAGGAACGCTGTTCTTGTTTGATGATTGTGTTACAACGCGACCAATGAATACAAAATGGACCAATAAAGGTGATTATGAGAAATCAGATCTTTATAAATGGATCAACGATGTTCTATCGGCGGCATTCCCAGAAGATTTAATAAACAGGATCGATAATCTTACAATTCCTACATACGGGCAGATATTCGGCCACGACAATTGGTACAACGATGTAATGGAACCAGATGATGACGAGCAGCTTCCTCTTATGAAAAAGAGAAAGAATCGTATTGCTGATTTCAATGATAACTACGAGTGGTACTGGCTGAAAAACGCCACGAAAAAAGAAGTTTCTTCGACTTCTTTCGCTATTGTGAGCACCTATGGCCACGTGAGCTACTACGGCGCTTCGTACTCTGGTGGGGTTCGTCCGGCTTTCTGGTTGGTTAAATAATCTAGGGGCCTTGTGCCCCCGTTAATATTATAAGGAGAGAAAATGAATAAACCAAACTTATCTAAAATTACCAAAAGTATACGGACGGCAATTAGTAAACACAGTCCAGAGATATTAACAGGTATCGGTATCGCTGGAATGGTTACAACTACCGTAATGGCAGTAAAAGCAACCCCGAAGGCGATTATACTTATTGAAGAGAGAAAAAACAACGATGACGTAGCCAAACTTACATTTATCGAAACCGTTAAAACCGCATGGACTTGTTATATTCCTGCGGCTGTAACTGGAGGCTTATCTATTGCTTGTCTAGTTGGAGCTAGTTCTGTAAATGTCCGTCGTAACGCTGCATTAGCTACGGCTTATACTCTATCCGAGTCAGCTCTGAAAGAATACCAAGGAAAGGTAATCGAAACCATCGGTGAGAAAAAAGAACAGTCCGTAAGAGATGCCGTCGCGAAGGATAGGATTGATCGAAATCCGGTTAGTAGTCGAGAAGTTATCATTACTGAAAGAGGTAACACCCTCTGTTATGATGTGATTTCAGGACGATATTTCAAATCGGATATCGACAAATTAAAAAAGGTAGAGAACGAACTGAATCGCCAAATGAGAGACGATATGTATATTTCCCTCAATGAGTTTTATTACGAAATCGGTCTTAATTCTACGAGTATTGGAGAAGACCTTGGGTGGAACATAGATAACGGATATATCGACTTGAATTTCAGTTCACAGTTGGCCGACGATGGTACGCCCTGTCTAGTTATTGATTATCAAGTTACACCAAAGTATAACTACAGGTAACTTTGGGTGCGCGAAAAAAACACGTTCTTTAATGGAAGAACATATTAAAATTTTTCTATATTTGAAAGGAGAAAACAAAATGGATACTAACGAAATTATGGTAAATGAGGATGTTATCGAAGTAACTGAGGAAATCGCAACTGCGGGTTTTGGAAAGGGTTTTAAGGTAGCGGCTGGTGTTGGTTTGACGGCACTTGGAGGCTTTGTAGCTTACAAGTACGTAATCAAACCGATGGTGGCTAAAATCAAAGCCAAGAAGGAACAGCAAATGATGGACGCAGAATTCGATGAATTCGAAGATGCTGAGATCGACGAGTAATTTGATGGAACTAAGTAAATAGAAAGACAGAGTTCTTTAGAGGGAGAGTGCCTTTAACAAGGTGCTTTCCCTTTTTCTTTTGTGAAAGGAGAAAAACCACGATGGATCAATACAAGCCAAATTCCCATAAATCCAAAGAAGAACAGCGGGAATCTGTGCCGGAAAAGAAAGTGGAAAAGGTGATTGCTGGAACAGTGAAGTCCAAGAAGAAAAACGAGATACAAAAGTTTGCGGATGTATTTATTTCGGAAGACGTTGGTAATGTAAAATCTTATATTTTGCTGGATGTTTTGGTTCCTGCAATTAAAAAAGCCATTTCGGACATTATTACAAACGGCCTTGATATGATTCTCTACGGTGAGACCGGTAAAACAAAGAGCAACTCTACCGCTTCTAAGGTATCTTACAGAAGTTATTACGATAGAGGAAACGACCGTAGAGATTATAGCTCGGCTAGGACAAAGACCGGTTATAATTACGACGATATTATCTTGGATAATCGTGGAGAAGCAGAAGATGTCTTGTCTAGAATGGATGAATTAATTTCTACTTACGGTTTAGTTAGTGTAGCAGATTTGTATGATTTGGTCGGCATAACTTGTAACTATACTGATAACAAATATGGATGGACAGACATTCGAAGCGCCCAGCCCATTCGGGTAAGGGATGGTTACATGCTTAAGCTTCCTAAAGCTCTTCCGCTAAATTAGGAGGGTTCAATATGGAAGGATATTTAACATCTTACGGATATATGGGCTATGTCGCCGGGCGTTGGATGTTATTCGCAACGGAATCCGAGTATTATGAATATTTGAATGAGGAGAGATAAAATGACAAGAGCAGAAACTCTAGATAGAGCCAAACAATGTGTATGTGGTCAACGTGAGAATGAATATGGCTCACCCGAAGATAACTTTCGGTCGATAGCCGCTTTATGGTCGGTGTATAAAAATACTGATTTCACAGCAACCGACGTTGCTATGATGATGGCGTTACTTAAGATCGCTAGGATTAAAACTGGGACTGCAACTGAAGACAACTTCGTAGACTTAGCTGGTTATGCGGCTTGTGGTGCGGAAGTATCTTCTAAGACCAAAAGACGTACGACCTGTAAAGGATGTATTTACGATACAGAGCTTCATTGTATTAATCCGTCTGTATGCGGACCTGGTAATACCGGGTATAAATCTATTAATAAAGAAAAGGAGATTATCTGATTATGAAAAAAACAGAACTTATGACGACTGTAAGCAGTTCGTTTAACAAGATGGGCTTTAAGCTCAAAAAACATAGCCCCGAAATTCTCGTAGTAGCCGGTGTAGTCGGAACTGTTGTAAGTGCAGTTATGGCTTGTAAAGCTACGACTAAAGTGAGTGATATTCTAGAAAAAACTAAGGAAGATATCAACTCTATTCATGATTGTGCGGCCAACGAGGAGTTCGTAGAGGAATACACTCCCGAAGATGTTAAGAAGGATTTAACCATTGTTTATGTTCAGACCGGCGTTAAGCTTGCGAAGCTTTATGCTCCGGCAGTAGCTCTTGGTGTTCTGTCTCTAAGTGGTATTCTGGCATCGAATAACATTCTGCGTAAAAGGAATATTGCACTGGCAGCGGCTTACGCTACCGTCGACAAAGGTTTTAAGGAGTACAGAAACAGCGTTGTAGAGCGTTTTGGCGAAGAAGTCGACCGCGAGCTGAAGCACGGTATCAAGGCTAAGAAGATTGAAAAAGTTGTCGTCGGCGAAGACGGTAAGGAAAAGAAAGTCAAAGAGACTATCGGAGTTGTAGAAAGAGATTCGTTGAGTGATTATTCTTTCTTCTTTGAAGAGTCCAATCCTTATTGGGAAAAGGACGGAAATTACAATCGGATGTTTCTTCTCGCCCAGCAGCAGTATGCTAACGATAAACTCAGGGCAAACGGATATTTGTATCTGAACGATGTACTTGACGATCTTGGTATTCCGAGAACTAAAGCCGGTCAAATTGTTGGTTGGGTATATAATCCCAATAACCCTAATGGTGACAACTACGTTGATTTCGGGATTTACGAAACCTACCGAAGGGATGAAGAATCTTTCGTAAAGGATAGAGCTATGCGTGAAAGAGTTGGAAAAGAAGTATACGAACGAGTAGTTATTCTCGACTTCAATGTGGACGGTAATATTTTGGAACTGATGTAATGAATACATCAAAAAATACGAGGACTACCCTTTGATCTATTAAAAGGTCTTAGGGTAGTCTTTTATATTTTAGGAGACATTTTATGAGAAAAATAAGTAAGTTAATCATTATTTCTATAACTACAGTATTTATATTTATGGCTTGTAGCCGAATCCATACCGACAACCCTAATATAGGAGAGATTACTGTTTCCACACAAAGTACTCCGGTTACAACTTCGTATCAAGTTCCAGAAATGGTTTACGAAGAAGTTGAAGCAATTACTTTAACTCTAGCTGGAGAATGTTACGACGACAAATTATCAGATAAACGCAAAGTTACTGAGGTTATTCTTAACAGAGTTTCAAGCGAAAAGTTTGGAAATACCGTTCTTGAAGTTGTATCGGCAAAAGGCCAATTCGTTGGTTACTGGAAACAAAGTCGTCCAATCAGCGAAAGTGATATTCAAATTGCCGAAGAAGTTTTAACCAACTGGTATAAAAATAATTGCGAAGCTTTGTCAGAATACCTATTCTTCTACTCAGGTCCAAATCGAGAAAATATATTTAGATCGGATTATTAGAAATTGAAAGGAGAATGATGATGAGTAAAAAGAATTTTATAATGTTTATTCTGGGAGCAGTTATCGGTTCTGTAGTTACTTGGAAATACACTGAACAAAAATATGAACAAATAGCTCAAGACGAAATCGATTCGGTAAAAGAAATATTTTCTAAAAGAGAAGATGTTGATGGTACTGATCTTCGAATGAAAGCAGACAATGCAAAAGAAAAACATAACGTTATTGAATACACAGCCCGATTGCGTGAACAAGGATATATAAACTATTCGGAGGAGGTGAAACAAGAACCTATGATTGTAGATAAAGCTCCTTATGTCATCGCCCCTGAAGAGTTTGGGGATTTGGATGATTATGAAACAATTAGTCTGACTTATTACGCTGATCAAATCTTGGCTGACGATAACGATCAGTTAGTAGAGGATATTCAAGACGTTGTTGGATTTGAATCTTTGAACAGTTTTGGAGAGTATGAGGACGATTCAGTATTTGTTAGAAACGATAGACTGAAATGCGACTACGAAATACTTCTCGATAAAAGAAAATATTCGAACGTCATTATTGATGCCTTTATAGAAAGGAGTCATCAGAAGAAAGCCGGTGAATGATTAAAATGACGAGAAACGAGCTGAACAACGAATACTTTGAGTGGATGTACCAGCTCGTATGCAATGACAAATATTATAAGAGGCTATCCTATCGTAAACTTTTAAGCCATCTGCACAGTATCGATTTTATTTATATTATCGGAATGGACGGCAACAGAGCAGAAGATGGGATAGGCCTCCGATATCGATTTGGATATGAGCATCAGTACGAAGAACCTATGATTGCAACATATTTGGATGATCGGTTTTGCAGCATTTTAGAAATGTTAACAGCTCTCGCCATTCGTTGTGAAGAACATATTATGGACGATCCTGATATTGGGAATCGAACCGGACAATGGTTCTGGAGTATGATTTCAAATCTAGGTTTGGAGTTCATGAGTGATACGAAGTTCGATAAAAGATATTTGGACGGAGTGATCTCCAAATTTCTGAATCGAGAGTACAAGCGAAATGGCGAGGGCGGTTTGTTTACTGTTAATAACTGTAAACATGATTTACGAACCGCTGAAATTTGGTACCAAATGTGTTGGTACTTGGATAACATCCTGGTTTCTTAGGAGGAATAAAATGACTCACAACGAGGTTCTCAAATGGTTCGAATTATATTTTCCAATCTATGCTGGAGATAAGATTGACACGTGGTTTCAGAACGGTAAAAACAGTATCCGTGTAAGACAGACCAACGGACAGGAATTTATATTTACCTTCAACAACCATAAAGATTGGAAATTTGAAACCCTGGGCAGTTTTGTCGATCACACTATGACAGGAGGAAAGCCTAAAAAGAGATCGAGGAGCTTAGACGCATGAAAGGAGTATAAGATTCGATGCTTGACTTCTTGATGATTTCAACCCGATCTACAAAACGGGGCGCCGTTGAAATTTACCCCAAGTTTATCATCAAGAAAAGTTCTGATTTGATGATTCGAGGTGGTGATTTCTACGCTATCTGGATTGAGGATCGTGGTTTATGGTCTACAGATGAACATGACGCTTTACAACTTATAGATCGTGAACTGGATAGATATGCGGAAGAAAACCGCCATAATTTCGATTCTAATATTAAGGTTCTGCATATGTGGGACGCCGAAACCGGAATGGTTGATTCTTGGCATAAATATTGTCAAAAGCAGATGAGAGACCACTTTCATATGTTGGATGAGAAACTTGTATTTTCCAACTACAAAACCGATAAAAAAGATTACGCCAGTAAAAAGCTGAGTTATCCGCTTGAAACTGGCGATTTGTCTGCTTATGACAAGTTAATGTCCACTCTGTACGTAGATGAAGAAAGACATAAGATTGAGTGGGCAATCGGGTCAATTGTGTCGGGGGATTCTAACAAATTGCAGAAATTCATAGTTTTATATGGTGCAGCGGGAACCGGTAAGTCTACAATACTTAACCTCGTCCAGCAGTTATTTGAGGGGTATTATTCGGTATTTGACGCGAGGGCTCTTGGCTCGTCCAGCAACTCTTTTGCTTTGGAAGCATTTAAATCAAATCCACTTGTGGCTATCCAGCACGATGGCGACCTTTCTAAAATTGAGGATAATACGAGGTTGAACAGCCTTGTTTCCCACGAGCTTATGACAGTAAATGAAAAATTCAAATCGACTTATTCCAATCGCTTTAAGTGTTTTCTATTTCTAGGCACTAATAAACCGGTAAAAATTACAGATGCAAAATCTGGTCTTA